CTGCGTCCACCACTCGACAGTCGAGGACAACCCCATCGAAGATGTCAGGGTGAACTATCTCAAGCAACTCGATGCTCTGGCGGCTCAGGACGCGGCGTGGCACAGCATTTATCGCCTTGGGAAGTGGGCTGTGGCTCGGGGGAAGATTTATTCGTGGGTCACGGAGGCTTTGCCCAAGATAAAATTCGACGAGGTTTGGTATGGGGGCGACTTCGGCTACACCGTGGACCCTGCCGCTGTCGTGAGGATATATCGCAAGGCCGACACCTTCTGGCTGGAGGAGGTCGTTTATCAAACGGGCTTGACCAATGCCGACCTTGGGGCCATGATGAGGGAGGGAGAGGTCGAGAGAAATTCTTTCACCTACTTCGACTCGGCAGAGCCAAAGAGCATCGAGGAGTTAAGGCAAATGGGCTACAACGTCATGCCCTCATGCAAGGGGCCGGATTCGGTGAGGGCAGGAATAGACTTCATCAAGACGCTGGATATTCGGATTGTCGAGGGCTCGACCAACCTTGTCAAAGAAGCGTCGGGCTACAAGTGGCGGGAGGACAAGGACGGGAACCTCAAGGCCGAGCCTGTCAAGTATCGAGACCACCTCATGGATGCGGTTCGCTACGGGATTTATTCGCACATGAAACTCGGGGGAGCTTTCTTCGGAATCATCGAACATAGTGTCATGCCTGATTAGGAGGAGACCATGAGCATTTTTGATAGACGCAAGACCCAGCAACTTCAGGAGATGGCGAGGACCGTCTCTGTCGTCGAGAAGGAGAAGACCGAACTGCAGGAGCAGGTTCGGCTTAAGGACCGCCGCGTTCAGGAATTGCTTGTCGATAATATCTTGGCCCTCAGAGTCCAGCAACAGAAATACGTCGGCAACGACTACCGGGACTATACCATTGCCGTTCAAGCCATTTCCGACAAGTATAACGGCAAGGCCGAGTGGGGGGTGCTTCAGGTCGGCACTATCGTTGACCTTCGTGCCGCCTTTATCCTCGGGGAAGGCATCTCTGTCAACTACGCGACGGACACTAAGGCCGAGGCCGAGGCGGAGTTGCAATGGGCCAAAGATTTCATCGAGTATAACGCCCTCGATTCAGAGATGGCTCAGGAGTTGGCGAAAGAAAGCGAGATAGAAGGCAAGGTCGCCCTTCGCCTGTTCTGGGACGACCTGTCGGATGCACCGTGGCGGGGGCATACCGGGATGGTGAGCGTCCGCTATCTCAGCTGGTGCTCCAAGCATTACAAGGTCATCGTTGACCCGCAGGATTACTTGTCCTACCAACGCCTGACATGGAATGCGACCTCCACGGCTCCGGCGGGCGACGTGCCGGAGGAGGAGTTCGTATATCGGAAGTTCGGGGGCCGCATTTACGACGCCAACGATGCCCAGCCGAAAATCATGAAGTGCCTGACCCAGATAGACCGCCTTGACCATGCCCTGCGTGACCTGCGGGAAATCAATCATATGTTCGCATCGCAGACGCCGGACTTCGAGTGCGAGACTCCTCAGCAGGCGGCTCAACTCCTGCAGTTCATCGCCGACAAGAACTGGAAAATCGGGAAGGCAATCGCCCATGTCGGCAAGTTCTCGCTGGTCGGCCCCGACACCTCGGGCGTGGCGAATCTCCTGCTGGAAATCGAAATGAACGTCAAGATGATATCCGGCACGACGGGCATCCCGATTCATTATCTCGGCCTGCTGGACCTCCTGAGGAACAGGGCAACAGGCGACAATACCCGCGAGTTGGTCATGGCGGCAACGACCAGAGAACGCAGTATTTGGGTGGGCGTCTATGACGAATTGCTCGATAAGGCAATGACTCTCTACAACCTCAAGTCAGGCGAAGGGCAGAAGACCACGGCCCTTGACCCTGAAGCAATCGACGTCGATATCCCCCTCATCTCGCAAGACCATTGGTCGAATATCGAGAAGGTTCTTATTCCGGCGGCTCTGGGCGACATCATCAGCAAGGAATACGTCGCCAGCGTTATCCCCGGCATCGACCTCGATGAGGAAATGGCCCGACGTGAGGAACGCGAAGCGTCGGAACTTGAGGCGGCAAAGACCGAACTGGAAAGCATCAGGTTGCAAGGGGTGGGGGTAAACTCCGACAAGAAAGTAAAGCCCTCCCAGCAGGAGGAGTAAATGGCATTGCATAGCCGGGCCAAAGGAATCGCAGGACTCAAGACAACTAAGACGCCCTGTCCTAAGTGCGGGTCGGCCATGTTCGTCAAGCCTTGCCCCTGCCCCTTCAAGCGAAAGGGATGGCTGACCTGTGCCAAGTGCCTCAATCCCGCCTGCTCCGCAACGGTGGGGCTGGTCAGGAGGAAGGGCAGGGCAGGCCGAATCGCCGCAGGAGTGTGGGATTCGTTATGACGAAACCGCTTGACCTGCAGTCATCGGCGTGGTAAACAAGTGACAGGAGACTAAATGGCAAGCATTATGACGACAGCACAAAAGGTGAGGGACGCCCAGAAATCAAATCCCGCGGTCACGAAAAAGCATCTCGTCTCGAAGGGCATCATTGCGGACCGGCAAGTTTTCGTGGCTGACCCCAACCGATACGCCAACGTCATCAAGCGTCCGACCAATAAGGTCTCGGGGCCGATTCATTCCAGTCAGCTCCGCGACATCGGCGAGGACGCCAAGAAGCGGGCCGCCGTGGCAGAGGCCAAGAAAGTCCTTGCCGCATCCGCGCCTGTCGCCGAGGAACCGAAAAAGAGAGGGCGTAAGCCTAACGTGAAATGAAAAAGCTTTGGATGAAGTGGCGGCGTCGGCGGTTCATCCGCAAGATTCGCCTTGTCAAACGAGTCCTCAAAGGCATCGACCGCAGGATGATGAAACTGGGGATGCCGACGTGGAAGCGTCAACAGATTCGGCGTGACATCGTGAACTCCGATAAAGCATGGCTCGACTTCGTCGGCCTGCTGGGAGATTAAAATGAAAATCCGCGCCTCCCTTCGCTACATGGCGGCAAACGAAATCGCCAGCATGATAGACCCTGCCCGCCTGCGGGAAATAAAACTGCAGGACCCCAAGCCTGTTTTTAAGGCCTTCGTGGTGGGGCATGAGGGAGAGGCGAGCGGCTACATGGTCGGTGTCGGCAATATCGTCAAGCGGTGGTTCCGCTCGGCAATTGAAATTCTTTCCAGTAAGATTTCCGTCGGGCTTCAGTTATTCCACGGGCATAGCGACACCAACGAGACCGAGGGCCGCCAGACTGTCGGCGAAGTCGTGGGCAAGAAAGTCATGCGGATTCAGAACAGGGTCGCCGCCGTGGTGGCCTGTTATATCTTTCCCTCCTTCCGGCATCTCCCTTTCGACGTCGCCAGCATTGAGGCAGAAGTCGATTTGGAGGAGAGCAAGGACGGACTCTACGTCGCCGAGGTCGGCAAGGTGACGGCAATCGCGCTGGGCAATTCGGCAATCAATAAGCCGGGATTCCCGGGCGCGACCTTACTCGGGCAACTGCAAGCATTTGCTAAGTCAAAAAATATAGGAGACGATGACATGGGCCTTTCCATCGAGGACGTTCGTTCGTTCCTCAAAACGGAACAGGTAAAGCCGTCCGACGTATTCGGTATGGACGAGTTGGCCGCCGACCCAGCAGTCAAGGGGCTGGCGGAAGACCGCGTCAAAGAACGCGTGGCGGGGGAATGGCGAGGGCGCAAAGAGGCCGAGGAAAAACTCGAGAAGGAACGGGCGGAACGCAAAGAGCGTGAAGCCGCGTTGCTTCTGGAGAATCGCGGCCTGAAAGTAGCCAATGCCAAAACCCAAGTCGGGCCTCTCTTTGAGAAGGCAAAAGTCGAGCGTAAGCTGACCGACCAGCAGACTCAATTCATCACGACTCGGATGGAGCGATTCACTCCGAAGGAGGCCGATTCCTTAGAGAAGGACTTCGCCGCCTATCTGGATTCCGAGGTGGATGAATACGGGAAAATTGCCAAGGTCTTCGGAGTGGGCGTCGAGAAAGGCAACGGCAAGCCTGCGGGCGGAGAGCCCGACGAGAGCAAAGCCGCCGCCACCGATAGCCCCTACACGGACCCCGCACGAAACCCCATGATTAAAGTCGGCTAAGCCGGGAAGCGGCGCAGAAGCAGTAGGTCGGAAAATCTTTCAAGGAGAGCGATATGCCTAACGCACTTAGGACCGCAACCCCGATGGGGAACTGGCGGTCCTTCAAGTTCACCTGCGAGGAGACCAACGGCTGGCAGGGCATCAAGGACT